GACATACAAATGACAAAGGACTTGTGGCTACTGGCCCAGTCAGCTTTGGCAAAATATACTCAGCCTTCAACGAGGTACTTCGTAGAGGCGGAGCTTACAAAAATGGTGCTATTGTATTGCACCTCGACCTATCCCACCCAGATGCGGTGGACTTTATAACTGCAAGCCGATCAGAACTGCCTTGGGTCAAGCGTTGCATCGACATTGATGATGACATGTGGAAGTTTGCAGATCAAGATACAAAGGATGCCTTAATTTATGGAATCAAATCAGGAGACGTCTGGCTCAACAAAATCAGACACACACCTTCCGGGGAGCGTATCTATGGGAACGTCTGTCTTGAAGTATACTTGCCCTCACGTGGAACTTGCTTGCTACAGCATGTCAATCTCGGTTCCTGTACACTCGACAACCTACAAGAGGCTTTCGTATCAGGCATGTCCGAGTTGTGCGATCTCCATAGTAGGACAGGCGTTGGAGAATCTGGAGAGTACCTTGCCCCCGAAGTCGACAGACAAGTTGGGCTCGGAGTGCTCGGTCTTGCAAACTTCCTCAGAAGATACAACATCAGCTACGCAGACTTCGGAGAAGCCCTCCGTCTTGTCAACAAAGGATATAGTGCAACCAACGAAGCCGGTATCGCAGCTGTTGCGTTGGACAGAGCGATTTTTGAAGCAGCACAAGTAGCACATAATAATAATATGGTAAGGGCGTTCGCTATTGCACCCACTGCCAGTTGCAGCTATCGCAGTAGAGACCTAGACGGCTTTACATGCACACCCGAGATAGCACCACCAATAGCTAGAACCGTAGACAGAGACTCCGGAGAGTTCGGAGTTACACAAGTAAACTACGGAGACGTTGAGATAGCAAGTGAAGTAGGATGGGACGCATACAAGCGTGTAGCAGACGAAATCATGACGATGCTCGATAGGACAGGATTGCTTCATGGCTACAGCTTCAACAGCTGGAGTGATGTAGTTCAATACAATGAAGCATTTATAGAGGAGTGGCTAGGAAGCTCACAAACCTCTTTATACTATTCTCTCCAAGTTATGGGCGATGTACAGGATAAGTCTGACGCTTACGCAGCACTAGCAGATACTGACATTGACAGTTACTTGGAAAACATACTAAATGATAACAAGATTAAATGTGACTGCGAACAATGAACCCCTACATAAAATTACAAAACAGAAAAAGAACATGGACACCAGTCCAACCTACAAAAGGAGTATTGAAAGAAGGTGCTGAAGAAACCATCAAGCGTGCACTCGCAATACGTCATATGGAGCTACCAGTTGGAGAATTTATTTCTCAGGGACTGGAGAAAGAAGTCCCGCAATCAGCGAGGACACTTCTTGAGTCAAACGTACAAGACGAGATTAAACATGATCTCGCTCTGGGCTTCATTGTTGACGCCCATGGGGCTGATCCAAAGTCTGAGCTCGAAGCTAAGAGGTTAAGAGATGCTTGGATTGACCACCCTGACCACACTATCACAAAGGCACTCGTTGCAGAGCGAGCTATATTCTTTGTTCTATTACCTATGTTTCGCTTTCTTGGTGACGCTGCTCTTAGAACAGTATCAGCTGATATATCCAGAGATGAACAAATACACGTTGCGACGAATAGCCTCGTATGTGCTGAGTTGGGTCTTATTCCTAGCTCTTCTTTGGATAAGCTTCGGAAGGCAACTATATCTTGGGTACTACAACCCCTAACAGAAAACCATACTGATAAATATTTGTCGAAAAAATTTTGGCTGGAAGCGAGTGATCAGTTAATGTATCAGGGCAAAGCCCCACAGTTTTCTGACACAAAAGCAGCTCGTATGCCAGCATTCTTTGAACATGCAAACACCAACCTCCCACAATATGCTTGAGTCCATCATCGGACCAACCATTAGTTCTATACAAGTAGAGCTAGAAGAAAACTTCCCACCTGTTACACCTCATCCGAAGCAAGACCTAGGCTCGATCATGTATCTAGCCGGTCAACGCTCGGTGGTCGAGTGGTATAACAAACGAATCAGTAAAGATGAAATGTAATGGCTAGGAAATCTAGAAGTAAACAAAGAAGTAAAGGAGCTGGTACTCGTAGTGGTTCCGCTGGTGGTAAAAGCCAAGGCGGAGGCAGAAGCAGTGCCGGTAAAGGCAAGAGCCAAGGCGGTAGTGGTAAGTCAGGTGGCGGTAAGTCAGGCGGTAGCAAAGGTAAAGGCACTAGCAGTAGAAGTAGTACTAAAAGTAAGAGCCCTAGTAACAGAAGTCCTAGCACAGCACCAGCACCTAAGAAAAAGCCGACCCTAACTGGTAAAGGAATGGGACCACAGGGTAAACTTGGTACCGCACAATCCCAAGCAGTAAGAGCAAGATTTAAAGCACGAGAAGCAGCAGGCTTGAGTGGTCTGACTGGTGGACCAAAAGGTACAGGACCAGCTGGTAGTAAAGGTAGTACTATATCTATCTACAGAGCAAGTCAGAAGAAACAAGTACAAGATGCAGCCAGACAGAAAAACGCCATCTTTAAAGCTGAACGTGATGTCAAGAGTGGACAAGTACCCGGACAAGGTGGTGCTATGAGCCCAGCTGCTCGTGAAGCAGCAGCTAAACAGCTAGAAGCAAAGAGAGCAGAAATTGCAGCAGCTGAAAAGAAAGAAGCTACAAGACAGAGTACGTTTGATTCTAACAGACTGTTTGGTAATTACAATGCACAGATAGGTGGTAAGTTTGCTACAACTCTTGCAGATACGTTTGCTAAACCTAAGTACATGTATCAAGGAAACATGGCTGGCAGACTACCCGGTCTTAGTAATTACTACACTCCTGATGTAGGAACCGGCATGCCATACATGAAAGGTGGTAAGCTGAGAGGTGTACCTTTTACTGGTGGGGATAAGACAGGCTCACTCACAAAATTTAAAGTACCTAAAGATGCAAAGTTAAGTAGAAGCGTACTAGGTGTACGACAGTATAAACTTAACCCATCACAGATGAAGAATCTTGGCATGGGTGTGACAGATGATGCTGCTAAATTTGCAGCTAAAGGATTAGGTAAGTATGGAGTCAGAGCAATACCATTTGTTGGAGCCGTACCTAGTCTTATTGATGCAGGCATGCGATTTAAAGACAAGGACTATACAGGAGCTGCACTATCAGTAGGCTCTGCTATACCCGGCAAAGTAGGTTGGGCTAGTCTTGCAGGCTTGGCAGCTCATGATATAAGTAAATCTATGAATGTAGGTACTGAGACTCAGACTGCATCAACAGCTACTGGCGGATTAAACATCGGCGGTGGTGTAGATAGTGGAGAAGCTGCAAGTAACACAGGTAGAACTGTTGTAACTACTAACAAAGATAAAAACATCAGTTACGACATTGGTGGCATAGCTAAAGACGTAGGTCTAGGGCTAGCTGACGCAGCTACCTTTAACAAGTTTGACTTTGACAATCTAGGCAGACCCGGTGACGACAAGACATTTACACAGAAGTTTGAGACATTTAAGAAAAGTCCTTTACAGCAGGCTATCATATCTAAACAAACAGGTGTAGATGCCAAGCGTATCATCAACGAAGGAGGACCAGCAGCTGAGTCTTTGTTTAAGAATTACATAGGAGACATAGATGCTTCCAGTAAGAAGGGAGTACGTAATCCTATTGCTAGATTCTTGAAGGATGTAGGAAGCGATGATGCAACAGCAATGGCTGGTAGAGCTATAGATGCTTTTGGTTATGATGATGAAAACTTTAGCAATGATCCTAACAAGTTAACTAAATTTTTAAGCTCAATATCACCTATTCCAAACTTGAGTGAAGAAAACGTACAAGATATACGACACACTTTTAACAAAGATGTAACAAAAGAGACTGGCATACAAGGTAAGTCAATACTAAAGAACGTACCTTACACCCAAGCTCTTGGATTTGCTAACAGAATAGTCTCTGGTAAGTTATCAGATTCTACAGGAGAAGCAATGAATCAGTTAGGTATGCAGAACGTAGGTGGTATTGATGATGCAATCAATCTTGGTATGCAAATCAACACCAACAAACAGACAGAAGGTACAACAGCTAACAAACGATTCGGAGAACTAGATAATTTAATTCAGAAGTATGGTCCCGGTAAAGGACAGATACCTACAATCCCATCTATCATTAAAGGTATTGGTGGAGCCGTAGGTCGTAGTGGAGGATCAGGTAGTCCAATGCAGATACAAGGTGGTAGTGGTATGACCGCAACCTTACCAGTAAACCAGCAAGTAGCACAAGAGGCATTACCTTTGCCTACTACAGCGACACAGACAGGTACAGAGTCAGGTAACTTAGCAAGTATTATGCAGAACGCATATACTAATCAGATGAGTTTGTATGGTATGAATCCGAATTACTTTGCAAACATTATGCAACAAAGATTTAACACCCGACCAAGAAGATTTAGACAAGTATTTAATAGAGGTTATTTTTAAACCATGACAGCAAAATCTAGGTATGATAATTTATCCAGTGATCGTTCCCAGTTTTTGACCGAAGCAGAAGACGCAACTAAACTTACACTCCCATATCTTATCCGTGGTCACGAAGAGTACCAGAAAGGTATGAAGCAACTGAAGACACCTTGGCAGTCCGTGGGGGCTAAAGGGGTGGTAGCCTTAGCATCAAAGCTATCGCTATCACTCGTCCCTCCACAGACTAGCTTCTTTAAGCTACAGCTAGATGAATCCCAGTTAGGAGAACAGTTTGGTCCGGAGATAAAATCAGAACTTGACTTATCCTTTGCAAAGATAGAGCGTACTATACTTGACGCTATCGCTGCATCAGATGATCGTGTAGTAATACACCAAGCATTACAACATCTAGTTGTAGGTGGTAATGCTCTTATCTTTATGGGCAAGACAGGACTGAAGTTATATCCTCTTAATCGCTACGTGATAGAACGAGATGGTAACGGCGACGTGATTGAAATTATCACAAAAGAAAGGATCAACAAAGATCTTATCCCTTCCTACTACGAGATCATGCCAAAGAGAATGATAACAGATCAGGACGAAGAGGAAGAGGAATGTGATGTCTTCACGCATTGTAAGCGTGACAACAACAGATTTGTTTGGCATCAAGAGGTACACGATAAACAGATACCCGGGTCACAAGGTAAGTCACCAGTCGATACTACACCATGGCTACCACTACGATTTAATACAGTAGACGGAGAAGCATATGGTAGAGGTAGAGTCGGACAGTTCATCGGAGATCTCAAGTCTCTCGAAGCATTGTCACAGGCTATAGTAGAAGGTAGTGCAGCAGCAGCTAAGGTTGTATTTACTGTATCACCATCATCTACAACCAAACCACAGACGCTAGCAGCAGCTGGAAATGGTGCTATCGTACAAGGTAGACCAGACGACATAGGTGTAATACAAGTCGGTAAGACAGCTGACTTTGCTACGGCATTGCAGCACATGCAGACACTCGAGAAGCGGTTGAACGAAGCGTTCCTGATTCTGTCAGTTCGGCAGTCAGAGAGAACCACAGCTGAAGAGGTACGCATGACACAGATGGAACTAGAGCAACAGCTTGGCGGACTATTCGGGTTGCTTACTGTAGAGTTCCTAGTACCCTATCTCAATAGAAAGCTTAGTATCTTCCAGAAAACAGGAGAGATACCACGCTTACCAAAAGGTATGGTCAAACCTATCATCGTAGCTGGTATAAATAGTCTAGGTAGAGGACAAGATGCAGCAGCACTTGCTCAGTTCTTACAGACTATAGCTCAGACTATGGGACCAGAAGCGATAGGACAATATATAAATCCAGAAGAAGTAGTCAAGAGACTTGCAGCTGCACAAGGTATAGATGTACTAAATCTTGTGAAGAGCATGGAAGAAGTACAACAGAAAGAGCAACAACAGTTAGCACAAGACGCTGAGATGGAAGCTATACGTGCTACACCAGCGTTGATGAAATCACCAGCCCTTGATCCTACTAAGAATCCGCAGCTTGCAGCTACTATACAAGCAGCACAACAAGGACAACCACAACAACAACCACCTCAACAATAATGGCAGAAACACTAACTATGGAGTCCAACGTCGAAACAACAAGTATCGACAGTCTCTCAGAAGAAGAGAAAGACTCCCTACAAGTTGGTGAGAAGATGGAGCAAGCTCAAGAACAACTACTAGCAGGCAAATATAAGAACGCTGAAGAGCTAGAGAAAGGTTATCTTGAGCTGCAACAAAAACTCAGCAACAACGAAGAAGCACCACCACAAGAAGAAGCACAAGAGGAGGAGTCAGAAGCTCCAGCCGAAGTTAGTGTATTAGATAGAATGTGGGAAGAAGCTACATCAGGTAATGAGTTTAGTGAAGAGCTAACCAAGGAGATCAGTGAAATGGCTCCTACTGATATAGCCAATGCTTACTTAGATTATAGACAAAAGCAAGAAGAGCAACAACCAGCTGCTCGTGACTTTTCCGAAGCAGACATAAAAGAACTCAAAGGTGTAGTAGGTGGAGAAGAGAACTACGCTAACATGATAGACTGGGCACAGAAATCTCTGAATGAACAAGAGGTACAAATGT